AGATATATGGAAAAACAACAAGCAAACAAAAAAGATGTAAAAAAACCAGAAAAGAGTTAATATATTTATAAATCTTCTTTTTTATTGTTATGGCTGCTGTAAAAGGTGATGTTGGACAGGTCAAATTTGATGACGGTGGTTCTTCTGTTAATCCTGTTTTAGGTACTAGATCATGGACTATGAGTATCACGAAAGATACTCAAGAAACTACAGTTCAAGGCGACACATTTAAAAAATTTGTTGGTGGACTTATCGAAGGTGAAGGTACTGCTGAACTTGTGTATGACGCATCTGCGACAGGTGAAACTGCAACCTTTATGGATGGAGTTCTTACTACAGGCGATTTAGCTACAGCGGCTTTTGAACTTTTCCCAGATAGTTCAAGTGCAACAAAAAAAATTAGTTTTGATGGTTTGATTACAAGTTTTGAACATGCTTCATCATTGGGCGATATTCAAACAATAAACATTACATTCAAACCAAACGGCACAATAACTTCAGCTATCTAATTTTAATATATGCCAAACGAAAGAACGGCTGATCTCATCATTAATGGTTTTAAAGATGAGATGACTACCAGAAGAAAATATGAATTAAAAGATTCCTCTGGTAAGATTTTAGCTACTTTATATTTTCCGCCAATAACAAGATTTGACAGACAAAAGGCTCAACAACTTGCTGGCAGTGATGAAGCTTTAACTGTTTCTACTCAGCTACTTTGTAAGATGGCGCAAAAAGAAGATGGAACGCCTGCCTTTGATATGTCAGATGCACCGATATTACAAAGACAATTACCTGAGAAGGTTTTAAATGATCTTGAATTGTTTTTGTTCAATATTGAATTAGATGTTGATACAGCAAAAAACGAATAAAGCGAGATAACTGGTTAAATTTTGAGTTTTTTCTCGCAACAGAACTTGGTAAAACAGTGCAAGAACTCAGAATGAATATGACTGAGGCAGAGCTAATATATTGGGCTGCATACTATGAAGTTAAATATGATAGAGAAAAGAGAGAACTTAATCGTCAAAAGGCAAATACAAGGTAATATATAATAAAGGCTTTTTTTATTTGTGGCACAGGCAAATGTAAAACTTACTGTAGATGCGACAAATGCCACTAGAGCATTACAGGGTGTACAAAATAAAACAAACAGATTACAACAAGCTTTTGGCGGCTTAAGAACAGCTATAGCAGGTGTTGGTGTCACAGTCTTGGCAAAACAAGCTGTTCAAACTGCATCAAATTTTGAAAAATTAAATGTAAGATTAGGATTACTTACTAAAGCAAATGGAACTTTTGCCAAATCTCAACAAATAGCAGCTGACGCACAAAAAGCATTTGGATTGAGTGCAACTGAAGCTTTAGAAGGTATTACAGATATAACGGCTAGGTTAGCCCCGCTAGGTGTAGGTGTAGATGATATTAAAAGTACTTTCTTTGGATTTAATACGGCAGCAAAATTAGCTGGAGCATCAACTATAGAGGCATCCAACGCTTTTCGACAGTTAGCACAGGCTTTAGGTTCTGGAAGGCTTGCTGGAGATGAATTTAGAAGCATATCTGAACAGATTCCAACATTACTACAACCTATAGCAAAAGAATTAGATGTGCCTATTGGAAAACTAAAAGAATTAGCCGCTGAAGGTCAATTGACAAGTGATGTTGTTTTAAGAGCATTAAGAAAAATTGAGACTGATGGTGCGGCTTCATTAAAAGAATTAGTTGCAAACGATCCAACACAAGTATTTAAAGACTTATCAAATGCCTCTGAGGACTTATCAAGGGCTGTTGGTGAATTATTAGTCCCCGCTGTTATACCAGCGGTTAAAGGTTTAACAGAGCTTACAAAAGCGGCTGTTGATTTTGTTAATTCACCTATTGGACAAGCAAGTCTTATTTTTAGTGGAATAGCGTTTGCGGCAAAAGGTTTACCTGTTCTCTTTACTGCAATAAGTATAGGTTTGCAGAAAATTGCTTATGCGGGTGGATTAGCGACTATTGCCTTAAATGCTATACCTTTTGTTGCGATAGCGACAGGAGCTACATTACTAACCGCTGCATTAATAAAAGCAAATAATAAACAAAAAGAATTTAATAATCTTGTAAACGCAGGAGATGAACAAAGCGTTACTGATGCATTAGAGAATCAAAAAATTAAAGTAAAAGAATTACAAGACAGATATGATGGCTTAAATGCACAACAAAAGAAAAGGAGCGGAAATCTTAAAAAAGAATTAGACGAGGCTAAAAGAGTTGAAAGAATGTTACAAGGCAGAGCAAATAGTCTTGAATCAGATAAAAAAATAGAGGAGGCACAAAATAAGATTGTTGCATTAAAAAAGAAAGATTTAGAAGTCACACGACTTACAAAAGAAGAAAGAGAAAAACATAAAAAAATTGCTAAAGATGAAGCTGATAGAATTAAAAAAGAAGAAGAAAGAAAAAAGAAAGCTTTTGCGGATTTTATAACAAAACAAGAACAATCTGGTGAGTTGTTACAGGCAGCGATTGATGGCAATACAAAAGAAGTAGAATTACAACACGCAATAAATAATGCCGTAGCAATTCATGGTGAACATAAAAGACAAGAAATTACAGACATTCTTACAGCAAATCAAGGATTAAAGGATCAAAAAACAGAAATTGATAAAAATGCTGAAGCCGCAGAAGCTTTAGAAGGTAAATTTGCACAAATAGGACAAGAAATCGAAGATGGAATTGTACAAAACCTTACTGATGCTGTTATGGGTACACAAACTTTAGCTGAAGCTGCAATTAAAGTACTTGACCGAATGAAGAGAAAATTAGTTGAACTTGCAATACAAAAAGCATTAGCTGGTATCGGTGGGCCGGTTGGCGGATTTTTAAGCACTGTTTTTGGTCGTGCCAATGGTGGTCGAGTTAGTGCAAATCAACCCTATATGGTTGGTGAACGTGGGCGTGAAGTTTTCGTCCCTACAACATCGGGTACAATTGTTCCTAATAATCAATTAGGAGGAGGAAATACAAATATAATAAACGTTTCCGTAGACGCCTCTGGTACGCAAGCAGAGGGTGACGAGGCTACTTCAAGTCAGTTAGGTAAACTTATTGGATTAGCAGTACAACAAGAACTTGTGAAACAGTCAAGGGCTGGAGGGCTTTTATCTAGAGCATAATTATGGCAACTTTTCCAAGCATTACACCAACTTATAGTTTTGCTAAAAACACAGCACCACGAGTTCGCACTGTTGTTTTTGGAGATGGTTTTGAGCAACGTTTATCTTTTGGCATAAACCAAAACCCTAAAACTTATAGCTTAGAATTTAGGGTTTCTGAAACAGAATCTGATGTTATAGAAGCTTTCTTGAATAGTAGAGCTTTTGATAATGAAAGTTTTAATTTCACTCCCCCCGCTGAAGGCATTTCTAAAACAGGTACTTACGCAAGATCAGGAAGTACAGTTACAATTACGATTACAAATCATGGTGTAGCTATTGGAGATAAAGTAACACTAGATTTTACAAGTGGATCGGCCGCTGATGGTGATTATCTTGTCACTTCCGCTGTAAACCAAAACACCTTTACTGTTTTAACAACTGCAAGTGGTACGACAAATGGAAATGTAGATTTAACAATGTCAGGGCAACGTAAATTTGTTTGTGATAGTTTTACAAAGACAATTCCATCTTTGAATCGTGCAGTAATTCAATGTACATTTAGGGAGGTATTTGAAACCTAATGGCTTATTCTGCTTGGACTGCAAATACAGTTGTTACTCTTGGAACTGTTGTAAGAGCCGCTTCTGGCATTGTTCCCACTGGTCTTGTTTTTGAATGTACTACAGCTGGCACTACAGGAAGTTCTGAGCCACCTTTTGGAACAGATGTAGGTTCTACTGTTACAGATAATACTGTTGTTTGGACTGCTATAAGTAGCATTTTTGAAGACCTAAATAGTTTTGCACCTGATAAAATTATTGAATTATTTGAACTTGAATTTGTTAGCGAGGTAGCGACCGCTTTAGGTGTAACAAAATATTATTTTCATAATGGATTAAATGAAGGATTTACTGGAAATATAGTTTTTAACAGTAACACTTATACAGCAATACCAATAAAAAGTGAAGGGTTTGAAATGACAACTCAAGGTACTCTGCCTAGACCAACACTCACTGTTGCAAATTTAGACGGTGCAATTACAGCATTAATAAAAACTGTAAACAATGTACAACGTGCCACAAACCCAAGTCAGACTGCGCTTTTTAATGGAAATGATTTAGGTGGAACAACAGTTAGAAGAATTAGAACATTAAAAAAATATCTTGATGGACAACCTGACGCTGATCCTAATGCAAGATACCCTGATCAAACTTTTACAATAGATAGAAAAGTATCTGAAAACAGAGATATAGTTCAATTTGAATTAGTAATGCCAGTAGATAAACAAGGTGATTTGCTTCCAAAAAGACAATGTGTATCTAATATTTGCCAATGGGTTTATAGAAGTTCAGAATGTAGTTATACAGGAACTAATTATTTTGATTTTAATGATCAAGCCGTTGGCAGCGCTGCATTAGATGTTTGTGGTAAAAGATTAACTTCTTGTAAAGCAAGATTTGGTCAATTTGCGCCTTTGCCTTATGGATCATTCCCTAGTATTGGTATGTTGAAATGAATCTTACAGAAGATATAAAAAAAGAAATATTAGATCACGCAAAAGAAGAATCACCAAAAGAATCCTGTGGTTTAATTATTATTAGAAAAGGCAGAACAAGATATAAAAAATGTAAAAATATAGCAGAACTTCCAAAACATACTTTTGTATTAGCAAGTGATGATTATATAGAAGCTGAAGAAGAAGGAGAAATTATTGCTGTTGTTCATTCTCACCCTTTTACACAACCTACTCCTAGTGATGGAGATAAAGTTGCTTGCGAAAAATCTGGCGTCCCTTGGTTTATTGTTAATCCAACAATAGAAAAATGGGGCTATCTAGAACCCTCTGGATTTGAACTACCTTATGTAGGAAGAAAATTTCAGTTTGGTATTATTGATTGTTACTCTCTTGTGAAAGATTATTTTAAAAAAGAATTAAATTTGGAACTTAGAGATTATTATAGATGTGATAAATTTTGGGAAAAAGGGCAGAATTTATATGAAGATAATTTTATGAATGAAGGTTTTAGAAAAGTACCATTAGAAGAAATACAAAAACATGATGTGTTGTTAATGCACCTTGAGGCAAACTTGCCGAATCATGCAGCAATATATTTAGGAGATCAACAGA